CGGGTCGGCAAAAATGGCCCTGATCGAGCGCCGCGACCGCATCCTCGCGGTGCTGCCGAAGGACGAGGCGAAATGACGCTTGAGCAGTGGCAACGCGGGTGGGACGCGCTTGTTTTAGAAGCGAAGCTGCGCGGGTCGTTTGTTGGCCTGTCGACAAACAACTTGGCTGTACCTCGAGACTTGTGGGACAGAATGGTGGCATACCCGCCGAAGCCGACTTCGTTGCCGAAGGACGAGCCGCGCTCCGATGAGGACGGTCACTGCACTCGTTGCGGATGTCCGTTCGAGGACCCGCGCGAACTCACGCACGAATGCCCGCCGGGATTCATCGACGCACCGCCGAAGGACGAGTAGATGAGAACGCGACGGAAGCAACACGGGTGGATCAATCTGCCATCTCGCTTTTTCGACGTGCTGTTCGTCCTTGCTGGCGTCGGCCTGCTGGCGCTGGTTTTCGGCCTCGTCTGGGCCGTCTATTGGCTGGTCAGTCACGTCAGGTTTGTGTAGCGCCCCATGCTGACCATCCGCGAAGTCGCCGCCACGCTGCAGAGTGACTGAGGCGCCAGTGTTCCTCACGCCCGACGAGATCGCCAGCCTGACCGGCTACAAGCAGCCGGCGCGGCAGATCCGCTGGCTGGCCGCCTGCGGCTGGAAATTCGAGGTCGGCGCCGACGGCCTGCCCAAGGTGCTGCGGGCGCATGCTGATGCGCGCATGGGGATGCCGGCGCAGGCAGTCGAAGCGCCGACCGTTGAGCCAGACCCAGACGTTGAACTGTTGCCGCTCGATCAACTGCGCGCCTCAAGGACGTCGGTTCACGATCTAAACCCGCCGTTCTTCGAGCCGACGCTTCGTCTGCGCGGCATCTATTTTCTGTTCGCTGGTGCCGAACTCGTCTACATCGGGCAATCCAGTTGCATCGCGCGACGACTTGCTCAACATTGGAAGGGGCCGAAGCAATTCGACGGGGTGGCGTACCACCCACTACCCCACATAGCATGGCTCAAACTGGTCGAGGGCGCTTACATCGCAGCACACAAGCCGCCGCTCAACATTGTGGGGGTCTGACCAGTGCTGTCGCTCGCAGTCAGCATCCGATACATCCGCGTACCTGTGTTTTGTGCGCTCACCGGATACACTCCCAAGGCGGTGGAGGGGAAAATCCGCGAAGGTGTCTGGCGCGAGGGACATGAGTTTCGCCGCGCACCTGACGGGCACGTCCTGATCGACATGCGGGGCTATGAGCGATGGGTAGAAGGTCAGTCTCAGGCGGCGTGAGGGCGCACGGCGACCGCATTCAATTCGACTTCCAGTACCAGTTCGAGCGGTGCCGTCCAACGTTGGCGCTAAAGCCAACGCCGGCGAACATGAAATACGCGCGGCGCCTAGCCGACGAGATTCGCGCGAAGATCAAGCACGGCACGTTCAGCATGGCCGACTACTTCCCGGACTACCGGGATGCTGGCCGACCGAGCACCGTGCGCACTGTCGCCGAGTACATCGACCTGTGGCTCGCCAGCGGCGCCAACCTGTCACCGTCAACTCGCAACGGCTACCGGAAAGCCGCGAGGGGGTGAGCGGGCGACCATAGCGGCGCCTACCGGCTACCTCAGACCATGACCGCATCCAGCCTCGTGCTCGGCGGCCCGGACGCTTTGCGGGTGTACCGCAAGGGGCAGTTCGGCGTCGCCCTGCAGCACGTCAACGACGAGGAAAGCATCTGCATCTGGCCGCTGCGCAAGCAGCCCGGCGCCGGAGCCTTCATCGTCGGCCTGCGTTCGCTGCACCAGTACTTCGACGCGCACACCGCGCGGCCGACGCGTTACGCGTTCCTGTCGTGCATGCAGGCGCTCGATGTCATGAAGATCGGCGCCACCGACCGGCACGCGCTGCACCAGCTGCTCGACGTGCTGTACGAGTACGCGCCCGATCTGGTCGTGATGCCGCCCGACCTGCGGCCGCGCGAGTTGCCGGCCGGGCTCGAGTCGGCGGAGATCATCGTCGACGGCAAGGTTGAGGCGCGGGTCGAGGCCAAGAACTGATGGCCGCGGCCTTCGGCAACTTCCAGGCGCGCAAGGATCCCGAGATCGAGGCCGTTGTCGCGCGGCTGGAAGCCGAAGAGGATGAGCGCGAAGAGGCGGCAGCCCGCAGCGAGCACCCGTACGACGACGAGCCGTACACGACGCTGCTCGCCCGGCTGCGCGCGTGGTTGGCCGAAGAGAAGGATCGCCAGGCGCACAACCGCCTGCAGATGGCGATCGACCACGACTTCTACGATCATTTGCAGTGGACCGAGGACGACTTGGCCACGCTCGCCGACCGCGGGCAGGCGCCACTCGTCTTCAACCGCGCGTCGCTGGCCATCAACTGGCTGTTCGGCACGGCCATGCGGACCAAGACCGACTGGGCCGTCAAGCCGCGCGAGCGCGACGACGAGCCGATGGCGCCCACCAAGACGAAGGTGATGAAGTTCGTCTCGGACGTCAACTACGCGGTCAACTGCCGGCTGCTGGCGTTCAAGGACGCGCTCAAGGGCGGCCTTGGCTGGATCGATCACGGCGTGGAACTCGACCCCACGCGCGAGCGCGTGCGTCTGGACTACGAGTCGTGGCGCAACGTGTGGTACGACAGCCGCGGCCGGCGCATCGACTACAGCGACTGGCGCTACGTGTTCCGCGAGAAGTACGTCGACGAGGACTGGGCGCTCGCGATGTACCCGGAGCGCGCGGCGCTGATCCGCGCCTCCACGATCTCGAGCGACGAGCCAGACACGACCGACCCCGACGGCTGGAACTCCGAGGATGGCGAGCTGGCCACCGGCCTAGGTGGCTCGGCCGACAACGCGTTCCTGCGCAGCCGCGTGACGGTGGCCAACGCGTGGGGCGCTACACAGGTGCAGCGCAACCGCGTGCGCCTGACCGAGGCGTGGTATCGCGTGCCCAAGCGCCGGCTGCGGCTGTGGGGGCCGATCTTCGACGGCCGCGAGTACGACCCCGCCGACGAGACCATGCGCAAGGCCGTCGAGCAGAAGGTCTGCTCGGTGGTCGGCAACGTCGAGAGCGAAGTGCGCTACGCGATCTGGTGCGCCAAGGGGCTGCTTGCCGAGGGGCCGAGCCCGTACAAGCACAACCGCTTCCCGCTGGTGCCGATCTTCTGCTACCGGCGCGACCGCGACGGCGCGCCGTACGGCGTCATCCGCGGCATGCGGGACGCGCAGGAGGACTACAACAAGCGGGCCAGCAAGGCGCTGCACATCCTGTCGACGCGCGGCATCCTGTTCGAGGAAGGCGCGTTCGTCGACGAGGACGAGGCGCGCGAAGAGTTCGCGCGGCCGGACTTCTTCCTGGGCTACGTGCGCGGCTACAAGGTCGAGGTCAAGACCGACATCGCGATGGCGCAGGGCCACCTGGACCTCATGGACCGCGATGCCCTGCACATGGAGGCGTCCAGCGGCGTGACCAACGAACTGGTGGCGATGCAGACGCAGGCCGTCAGCGGGCGGGCGATCGAGAAGCGCCAGCAGCAGGGCCAGCTCACCACGACCGAGCCCTTCGAGAACTACCGGCTCGCGATCCAGTTCTCGGGCGAGATCACGCTGTCCATGATCGAGCAGTACTACACCGAGCACCGCATCGTGCGCATCACCGGCGCGCAGGGCCGCGACGAGTTCGTGGAGATCAACCAGCCGCAGTTCGACGCGGCCGCCAACGACTGGCGGTTCCTCAACGACATCACCGAGCGGCAGGCCGACTTCATCGTCAGCGAGCAGGACTTCCGCGAGTCCGTGCGGCAGGCGCAGTTCGACACGACGATGGAGTTCCTGGCACGGCTGCCAGCCGAGGTCGCGCTGAAGTTCCTCGACCTGGCGATCGAGTTGAGCGACCTCGACAACAAGGACGAGTGGCTCAAGCGCATCCGCGGCATGACCGGCATCCCGGACCCCGAAGAAATGAAGACGCCCGAGGGGAAGGCCGCGGCGGAGGAACGCGCGCAGAAGGCCGCGATGATGGAGCAGATCGAACTGCGCGGCATCCTCGCCGAACTGGCGGGTGCCGAGGCGAAGGCGCAGCAACTGGTCGCCGCCGGCCGGCGTGCCGAGACGCAGGCGATTCTCGATCGAATCAACGCCATCAAGACAGCGCTGGAAGCCGGCGTGACCGTGGTCACGGTGCCCGGCGTGACGCCGGCCGCCGACGTGCTTCTCGACGGCGCCGGGTTCCCGCAGGGGATCAACCCGCCGCTGCCGGCGGCACCCGTTCAACCCGCAATGCCGCAGCCGATGGCTGCGTAGGAGATCGACATGGCCAAGCGCAAGAGCTACGCGGTGCCGATGGACGACGCGCAGTGGCGCGCCGAGTCCGACGCCCGCACGCTGATCGAGGCGTGCAAGATCGAGAAAGATCCCAAGCGCATGGCGGCGGCGAAGAAGGCCGCCAAGAAGATGGTCGACGAGGCGCAGGAAGCGCTGGTGGCCGCGCAGAACGTGCACGACGGCTACGACGACTGAGGGTTATCAACGGCACCCAGGATGGGTGGAGGTAGACGATGGACGTCACGGAAGAGCAACTGTCGGCACTGAAACTGTCCCGCGCCGAGTGGGACAACCTGGAGGACTACGAGCGCGAGGCGCTGCTCATCGAAGAGGACGCCAGCGCGCACACGGAGTTCACGGACGACGATTTGGCGGCAGCGAAAGAGGTCGCCGGCGAGGACGCGCAAGGGGGTGAAAAGCCCGGCGCGGACGACGGCAAGAAGGCTGAGGAAACGCCGCCCGACGACGGCGGCAAGAAGCCCGACGAGACGGCGGGCGAGACCCAGGGCGAGCAGTCGCCCGCCAAGACGCCGGCGGCGGACGACGACGATGTGCGCTCGACCTTCGTGCCGAGCGTGCCGCAGCAGGCCGAGATCGAGGCCGCGCAAGCGGAGTTCGCCCGGCGGCGCGAGGCGATCGAGGCTGCCCGCACGGCGGTGGAGACGAAGCTCGACGAGTTGGACGCCAAGGCCGACGCCGGCGAGATCACGACCGTCGAGTACAACCGACTGCGGCGGCCGATCGACCGCGACATGGCCGACGTCGTGAAGAAGGAGGCCACGCTTGAGGCCGACATGCGGCTGCACGAAGCGCGCGTCGAGGACCGCCGACGGCTGGCGGTGGACGCCGAGACGCAGCGCTACCACATGGCGCAGGAGTCGTTCTACGAGCAGCCGGACAACGCCGCGCTGTACCAGCACGAGAAGATCGGCGAGAAGGCGCGCCACCTGCTTGTCAACGTGTTCATCCCGGCGCTGGCCAAGATGCCCGAGAACGGCCAGCGGTCGTTCTCCTGGTTCCTGCGCAATGCCGACCGCAGCGTGCGGGCGTTCCTCGACGACGAGATCAAGGCGGCCGGCCTTGCCGCAGCGCCTGCGCCAGCGAGCAAGAAGGGCGAGACGCCGCCTGTGCGCAAGCCCGACGTGTCGAAGGTGCCGGTCACCCTGGGCTCGGCGCCGGCGGCGGACATGACGGAGGCCGGCGACGAGTTCGCGCATATCGACTCGCTCAGCGGCCCGGCCTATGTGCGCGCGCTCGAAAAGCTCACGCCCGAGCAGCGCGAGCGCTACGAGGCGCGCACGTAGGTGGCCATCGTCTACGAGTTGCGGGCTGGGGATGCGATCGCCATCGACGGCGGCCGCATCCTCATCACGCTGCGCGAGAAGTTCGGCAACCGCGCCAAGGTGGCCGTGGATTGCGACGGTGGTGTGCGTGTTCAGCGGATTCAGCGCGCGCGCACGGCCGCCGAGGTCGTGCAGGCAGTTGGAGTTGGCACTAAGGGGGTGAATAGCGGAAATTCGCGCTGACCATCGGTTACGACAGCGCTGGATGTGCGTCGTTTGGACAAACCTGTCTGAGAGGACGCACCCATGACACTCGTTGGTGTTGGCGACCCGAAAGCGGTCAAGAAGTACAGCGGCCTGCTGGCTGTCGACGTTCCCCGGGAGTCGTTCTGGGGCTCTTCGATGACGAGCCGCGGCGAAGTTCCCAAGGCTCCGATCCAGCGGCTCGACGACCTCGAGAACAGCGAAGGCGATCGCATCACCTTCGACCTGCGGCTTCAGTTCCGCGGCCAGCCCACCGAGGGCGACGACGTGGCCGAGGACGACGCCGAGGATCTGAAGTTCGCGACCGACATCGTCTACATCGACCAGATGCGCAAGGTCGCCGACAGCGGCGGCCGCATGACGCGCAAGCGCACGCTGCACAACCTACGCTCGCTGGCGAAAGAGGGCCTGACCGAGTACTTCGCGCGGGCCTTCGACGAGCTGATCTTCATCTACCTGTCGGGTGCGCGTGGCGCCAACGACGATTTCGTCTGGCGGCTGAACTACCCGGGCTTCGCCGGCAACCCGATCACAGCACCTGACTCGGTGCACCAGATGTACGGCGGCGCGGCCACGTCGTTCGCCACCATCGTCGCCGGCGACACGATGACCAAGGTGCTGCTCGACAAGATGCGCACCAAGGCCACGCTGATCGGCGGCGGCAGCCTGCAGCGCCCCTCGATGCAGCCCGTCAAGATCAAGGGCGGCAAGAAGTGGGTGGTCGTGATGAGCCCGCACCAGCATCACGCGCTGCGCAACGACAGCGGCACGACGGGCTGGTTCGAGATCACCAAGGCGCTGACGACCGCCGTCGGCCGCGACTCGCCGATGTACACGAACGCGCTCGGCGAGTACCGCGACATGATCCTGCACGAGCACAAGGCGGTGATCCGCTTCACGAACGCCGGCGCGGGCGCCAACGTCAACGCCGCACGCGCGCTGATGCTCGGCCGCCAGGCGGGGCTGCTCGCTTTCGGCCAGGCCGGTCAGGGCATGCCGTTCGAGTGGGTCGAGGAACCGAAGGACGGCAAGAACAAGGTACTGATCTTCGGCGGCACGATGTTCGGGTTCAAGAAGGCGACCTTCAAGATCCCGACCACGGGCGAGACGCTGGACTTCGGCGTGATCGCAGCCGACACCGCAATCGACGCGACCCTCGGCTAAGCCGGCGCTGACCACAGGAGAGAACCATGCCTCGCGTACTTGTTTCGGAAAACGTCAAGCGTCGCCAGTGGGCCACGCCTTCGATGGCTGGCGAGGTCAAGTACCAGCGCGGCGTCATCGCACTGGATGCGACGCCACCGACGTGCTCGATGCCTGCGTGCTGCCTGCCAACTGCGTGCCGGTGGACGCGATCATCGACACCGACGACCTCGACAGCAACGGCGCGCCGACGCTCACGCTGGACGTCGGCCTCATCTCGGGCATCCCGGGCGACACGACCTTCGCCAATCGCGTGGTCGGCACCGAGATCGGCAACAACCTGACGACGGCGCAGGCGGCCGCACTTGCACGCAACGCACTGCAGGGCTTCATGCGGCTGGCGCCGCAGCCGGTGGATCGCTCGATCGGCTTCAAGGTCGAGGGCGCGCCGGCCACCGCGGTGGTGCGCACGGGCACGCTGACCGTCAACCGCGGCCTGTGGCAGCCCGGCACGCAGTACGTGGCCAACGACTACATCGTCCTGCCGGACGGCACGATCTTCGAGTGCACGACCGGCGGCGTGTCGGGCGTCTACGGCCAGACGGAGAAAGAGGCGCCGAGCCAGCAGCAGCCGAACTGGAACGTGGGCTTCGGCCTGACGACCACCGACGGCGGCGTGACGTGGACCTGCCGCACGCCGGTCATCGCGCTCACGATCGCCTACCGCGCGGCGCGCGACCGGCTGTAACCGTTAGCGGGCTAGGGCGGGGAGCGGCGTGCTGCGGCGCCGGCTCCCCGTTTTTCTGACTGCCGCAGCGGGAGAGCAGGATGCTCATCGAAAGCAAGATCAAGCGCGCCGGGGGTTCGAAGATCGACATCGCCGGCGTCGTCTACCACTTCAAGCCCGTCGACCCCAAGGACAACGACTCGCCGCACGTCTGCGACGTGCCGGACGACCACGAGGCCGCGATCGCGCGCTTCCTGTCGATTACCGAGGGGTTCCGCATGTACCGGCCCGGCGCGAAGGCCGAGCCCGAGAACCCCGTGGCGCCCGTACGCGCGCCAGCGCCGCCGCCCGAAGCGAAGAAGCCGCGCATCGAACTGCCGGACTTCGGCGCCATGAAAGGCAAGAAGGAAGTGCTGGCCTGGGCGCAGGCGAACATGCCCGAACTGCAACTGAGCGCGAAGCTGCCCGAGGGCGCGATCATCAAGCGCATCCGCGAGCACGCCGGCTACCAGTAAGCGATGGCGTTCACCGCGCAGGACGCGATCGACCGCGCGCTCGCCGACCTCGGCGATCCGAACGGCACGACGTGGGACAAGACCACGTACATGCTGCCGCGCGTGGGTGATGCGCTGCGCGCCATCGTCATCCTGGTGCCGGCCGCCTACCAGGTGCGCAAGAACCTGACGCTGACGGCCAACGCGAGCCTGCAGACGCTGCCGGCCGGCGACTTCCTGCTGGCGAAGATCATGCGCAACATGGGCACGAGCGGCACGGCACCGGGCCGCGCGATCCGGCTGGCCGACGAGCAGCAGCTCGACGCCGTGGACCCGAACTGGCACGCCGCCACGGCGAAAGCCGAGATCAAGAGCTACTGCTACGACGAGAAGACGCCGGGCTTCTTCTACGTGTACCCGCGGCCGAATGCGGCCCTGCAGGTCGAGGCGGTGGTGAGTCAGGCGCCGCCCGCGCCGGGCGCGCTCGGCGATACGGCGGCACTCGACGACATCTACCTCAACGCCGTCGTCGCGTACCTCAAGTACCGCGCGTTTGACCGCAACAGCAAGCGCGCGGACCGCGATCGCGCGGCCCAGCACTACGCCGCCTTCGAGCGCGCGCTCGGCCTGAAGAAGGGCGCCGACAAGGAGATGGCGCCCGACCGCCGCAAGGAGGCGGCTGAGGCATGAGCACCGTCGCGCTCGACCAGTTTCTGCCGTACGTGCTGCCGTTTGCGCGCGGCGCCTCGGAACTCGCGGCGACCGCCGAGATCCGCCGCGCGGCGATCGACTTCTGCCAGCGCACGAAGGTCTGGCGGGAGTTCCTGGACCCGCTGGCGATCACGGCGGGCAACGCAGACGTGGACCTGTTCGTGCCCGCGGACGCCGAGCTCTACGAGATCGCCGAGGTCTGGTATCACGACAACCCGCTCGACCCAGCGGCCGAGGATCAGTTGCGCGCCAAGGGCATCGCGCCGACCGACACCGGCACGCCGGAGTACTACACGCACGTCGACGACATCTTCACGCTGCGACTGGCGCCGATCCCGCGCATCAGCGAAGCCGCGGCGCTGCGCGTGCGCGCTGTGCTGCACCCAGCCCGCGACGCCGACACGGTGCCCGACGCGCTGTGGCGCCGCTACGCCACCGAGGTCGCGCAGGGCGCGCTCGAGCGACTGCACGGCTACGACGACAAGTGGGCCGATCGCGTCAAGCGCGGCGAGTACGCGAATCTGTACAAGGTGTCGGTGGCGAGCGTCGCTCACCTGGTCGCCAAGAGCAACGTGCGCGCGCGCCGGC